GCCTTGCCCAATTTAGGCAGCATCTTGTGCCCATATGCTGTCGGGACAAATCGACGAGACAAAAACTCACATTGCGTGAGGTGAGTGTGGGTCTTAACCTTAGCACTCATGCCTGCCAATTTAGCCATATACTCATACGATCTAGCAGCACGCCTTGGAATTCGAGCATTCCTCATTCTCAGCAACATGTCATCGCCGAGAATGAGGCAATCAAACTTCAGACCAAAGCGCAAGCCAAAAGCAAAGCATATGGTTGCATCCCAAATGGAGTTCCTACAAGTGGTGGATGTTGAACCAGAAGGAAGTTGGTTGGCCACACGGGCACGCACGCCAAACTTCCTGTTCAAAACCGAATAGTGGTTTGCACGTAAAATACACTTGGCTAACCAGCCAGGCATACCTAACCGTACATACCACATAGTTTCTATCTGGACAACATCCGCCACTTGCAACTTGTCATTACTTGAAAAATCCGCCTCAATAAAGGGACCTGGTCCATCGACGATTTTAACAAACTCCTGTGGATCCTTAGCGTAAGCTATGGTGAAATCCATGTTGTTCCTTCCGCACTCGCGAGAGCACTCGAATGAAGCAACAGCCCTTTTCAAACATTCCTTTATAATGGGTCCTGAGATGCAGTTATGAAGATCAGAGGAGGCGTTCACGATGCGCCCCGCCCACGATGGGTCGTGACGCTTCATGAGAAGCTCAACCTTCTCGAAAATCTCCTTAGCTGCAAACTCAGAATCCCTATATAAATTCATCTTATCAAGGGCTGCTACCATTCGAGCCTGCTTCGCGGGCTTGAACTCTGAATTCCACTCTTCAAAAAGTTCCCTAGTCCACTCGATGGGTGGCAACTTGACAGGTACCGTCTGATCCAAAAGCTTACGAGAAGCTTTGGTGACGTCCTTATGGCACCTAACAGACGAGTGGTAATTGCATCGTTTGTTAAACGCTGCAAGAAAACTCTGGAAAGATCCATCGGTAAGAACAGGAGCATTATGCTCAAATAACGGCCCCAGGACATCATGAGGTTGATTCCTGGCCTGCCGCCGATGGTTGTCGCGGTTCAACTTGTAAGAATCCCCGTAATGAAAGGGAATCTCAGGTTGCATGCTAACGGCAGCAGTGCAACGAACGCGTGTGACACCATACTTCCAAGGAGAACGTCCTGGGCCTCGTGCGAGGTGGGTCATGGTAGTATTTGTGGTGG